AAAATGGATATAACAAACGGCAAGTATATCAAAGTGGAGCAGGCAAGGTCAGATTATCAACAGTTTTTAGTTATCCTGCGGCGGCTCTTGCTCAGTATTCCTTCCAGAGTGGCTGGACAGTTGAATGGTATTGTTGATCCGTCAACGGTAAGGATTATTGAAAATGATATTGATGCCGATATAAAAACGACAATGCAGAGCTTTGTTGTTGCTGGCGTTAGTGATGAGGAGCCAAATGCGTAAAAAACGGTTTGCAAAATACAGCGTTCCCAAATATATCTATGACAGCCTGCAGAAACTCAAACCGCCAGAGCAAATAACCGTTTCAGAATGGGCAGAAAAATACAGAGTGCTTGACAGCAAAACATCTGGTATGCCTGGACCCTGGCGAAACTCTGTTACTCCGTATCTTATAGGAATAATGGATGAGTTCAATAATCCGCAAACGGAGCAGATTGTTTTTGTAAAGCCAACCCAGGTGGGCGGCACAGAGGCATTGCAAAATATGGTCGGATATATAGTTGACCAAGACCCAGCCCCCACAATGATTGTTTACCCGACAGACACGCTGGGTAAATCAATATCGGAAAACCGATTACAGCCTATGCTCATGCTGTCTCCAGCGTTAAAAAAGAAATTCAAGCCGTTCAGTTCAACGGATATGGAGTTGCAGTTTGAGGATATGTATTTATCCTTGGCTGGCTCAAACTCTCCCTCACAGCTTGCCTCAAAGGCTATCAAATATCTTATGATGGATGAAACAGATAAATACCCTGGAGCATCCAAAAAAGAAGCAGACCCCATAAGCCTGGCGAGGGAAAGAACAAAAACATTTTTTGACAGCAAAATTTTTTATGCCTCCACTCCAACATTGCAGAGCGGACATATATGGAAACTCTTGATGGCGTGCGATATTGAAAAGCATTATTTTGTGCCATGCCCCCATTGCGGAGAAAAAATAGAGTTTATTTTCCAAAATCTTAAATTTAATAGTGATAAATCACTCAGCCATGCTGACAGAGCAGCAGGAGCCTATTATGTATGCCAGGAATGTGGCTGCATTATAACTGATGCTCAAAAGCCGCAAATGTTAAGGAGCGGCGAATGGAGAGTGGTAAAAAACAATACAGAATATGTTAAAAAAGTTGGCTTTTGGCTTAACACCTTATATTCTCCGTTTGTGCGTTTTTCAGAGGTTGCCTTGGAGTTCTTGGAATCCAAAGACGATTCAGAAAAATTCCAAAACTTTGTTAACTCTTGGCTTGCAGAGCCTTGGGAGGACACCAAACTGAAAACAAATGCAGATATGGTATTGGAGCGGCAAACAGAAGTTGAGGAGTTTATTGTGCCAGACTGGTGCAAACTCTTAACAGGCGGAGTGGATGTCCAGGAAAACTGCTTGTATTGGACAATCCGAGCCTGGGGAGATTTTGTAACAAGCCAAAATATAGCACATGGGCAGGCGTTTTCTTTTGCCGAGGTTGAAAGGATTATGAATCTTGAATACCAAAAAGAAAACGGAGAAAAACTCCTTGTGAATCTGGCATTAATTGACTCTGGTAATATGGCAGATGAGGTCTATGATTTCACGGCAAACAATTCAGAGTGGGCGTTGCCTTGCAAGGGCGCATCCAACCCTATGCTGACCAACTTTAAGCAAAGCAAGGTAAATAAAACTGAAAGCTCTGCATATGGCATGAGCTTAATAATCGTTGACGGCGGCAAATATAAAGATATGATTGCTGGCAGAATGAGGCGAAAAAACGGCAAAGGCTCCTGGATGGTCTATAAGGATTGCGATAGAGAGTATGCCGAGCAAGTTACCTCAGAGCATAAAGTTAACGAAAAATCGGGCAATAAGGTTGTGCAGCGGTGGGTGCTCAAACGCAGCCATGGAGACAACCATTATCTTGACTGTGAAGTATATGCCTTTGCAGCGGCAGAAATGAAAGGCGTTAGAACGCTCCATTTGCAGCAGGCGGAGGAAACACCAGAAACAACAAACAATTCCGAATCTGAAAGCCAAGAGCAATACAATTCAGAGGAAAATTGGATTAAACAAAGCGAAGGATGGATATAAATGGCAGAAAACAACATAACAGCGGATGAAATGCTGCAAGAGGTCAACAATGCAATTTATGCAATTCTCGTTGGCGGTCAATCTTATAAAATCGGCAGCCGCTCACTTACCAGGGCGAATATTACCGAATTAAAGAAACTCAAAAACGAATTAGAGGCAAAAATTGCTCAATCGGATTCCTCTTTGATTGATGATTGCTATGTGGCTATATTTGATGGGAGGTAAGCAATGAATATTCTTGATAATTTAGTTGCCTGGATTGACCCAGAGAGAGCCTATAAAAGAGATGCATACCGCATTGCATTAGAGGAGCAGAGAGCAAATTATGATGCAGGCGGCTATGGCAGAGTAAACAATAACTGGAATGTCTTTAATCAGTCTGGGGAATTAACAGACAGAGCAGACAGAGATGTTGTAAGAGCCAGAGCCAGAGACCTTGAGCGAAACAGCGACATGATGAATGGCATTGTTTCCGCTTATAAAAGAAATGTATTTGGCGGCGGTTACACTCTCCAGGCTAAAACTGGGGATGATGAGCTTAATGAGCAGATTGAAAACGCCTGGAAACGCTGGTGCAAAAAGCAAAACTGTGATTTAACTGGCAGGCAGTCATTTAATCAAATAATGAGAATGGCTGTTGAAAGAAAAAAGGTTGACGGCGGAATCCTCTTTGTTAAAAGTTTCATTCATGATGAAAAGCTGTTTGTTCCTTTTCAGATCCAAGCCGTTGAGGTTGACCAACTGGACAATTTGGTTACAACCCCGAAGCACGAAGGCAACAGAGTTGTTGGAGGAATTGAATTTAATAAATTCTGCAAGCCTGTTGGATATTGGTTTAAGAAAGCCGATATTGAGGGGTTTGAGGTAAACGACCCTGTCTATATAGAAGCGGAGAGGGTTATTTTTTATTTCACAATGAAACGTCCAACACAAGTGCGTGAAATGTCAGATGTTGCCCAAAGCATAACAAGGATTCGTGATGCTAATGAGTTTATGACAGCGGTTTCCGTTAAGGAAAGGATTGCAGCGTGCTTGTCAGTATTCATTAAAAAGCAACTCCCAGTATCTGGTGTTGGCAGACCGATAAACGGCGCAACTGAGAAAAAGTTTAGTTATGACGGCAAAACAATTTCGCCAGGAATGATTAAAGAGCTGAACGCTGGAGATGATGTGCAAGTTGTTAACCCCAACGGACAATCAACGGATGCAGCGCAGCTCATTAAACTGCACCAAAGACTTGTTGGCAGCGGTCAGGGTCTTTCCTATGAGGCAACCAGCCGAGATGTCAGCGAGGCTAATTACAGCTCGGTCCGTCATGCAATGATTGAGGATGAGGAAACCTACACCGAGGACAGAGAATTACTTGTTGATGTTATGGATGAAATCTTTGAAACGTTCGTTATTTCAGCCGTATTAAAAAGTGTTCTCCCCATTTCTCAATTTTGGAACGATAAAGAAAAGTATTTGAATCATGAGTGGATTAAGGCTCCAAAGCCTTGGATTGACCCAGCAAAAGAGGCAAATGCTAATAAGATTGCACTTGCAACTGGACAAAAGACATACAAAGAAATCTGTGCAGAAAACGGCAGAGATTGGAGAAAACAGTTAAAAGACCAAAAAGAGGTTTTGGAATATGCAGACGAGCTTGGCTTGGAGATGGGAGGTGTTATCTATGGCAAAGCAAGCACAGCAAAACAGCAACAATCCGATTCTAATGATGAGGGCAGCGGCGGCACCGCCACAGAATAAACGCAGCCCCGCCAAAAACGGACTGTTAAAACGCTGTTCAAATGCTCATATTAGAGCACTGGAAGGCGAAAGCGACAAAAAGCAGTATGAATTAAGTTTTTCAAGTGAGGAGCCATATTTTAGAGGCTGGTGCACTGAAATAATGGACCATTCTGCTGGTGCGCCCGACCTTACCAGGCTTAATGACATTGGCGTTATGCTATTTAACCATAACCGAGACAAGGTTATTGGCAAAATTGTAAAAGCGTGGCTGGATGAAACTGAACACCGTTGCAAAGCGATTGTTGAGTTTGATACAGATGATGAATCCGTTATCATCAATGAAAAGGTTGACAGCGGAACGCTCAAAGGCGTTTCGGTCAGTTATACATGGGATGATTGGGAGGAAGTGCCAGCAGGCAAAAAATCCCAAGACGGAAAATATACTGGACCAGCCTACATAGTTAGGAAATGGACAGCCCTTGAAATATCCATTGTCAGCGTTCCTGCGGATGCAACCGTTGGTGTTGGCAGAGGTATGAGCGAGGAAGCACCTACATTCATTACAGAGAGCAAATGCTCCTCTGATGATATGAGTGTGATTGATGCTCAAATCCAAATCAATCAAAATTTAGCCTATTAAGGAGGAATGATAATGACATTAAAGGCTAAAAGAGATGCTGCTATTGCACAGCAGCAGGCATTAAGAGATGCCGCTAAGGCTGAAAGCAGAGGACTTTCAGCAGAGGAGCAGAAGCGTTTTGATGAGTTGCAGACTGAAATTGATTCGCTCAATGCTCAGATTCGTGCAAGAGACAACGGTGGACAGCCTGCACCGCAGTCAGAGCCGACCTCTCAGAATGAGGAGCCGACAGAGGCAGAAAGACAGGCAACTGCAAATGAGAGGGCAAGAGTTACAGAAATCAATGCACTTTGCCGCTCATTCGGCAATATTGAGGGTATCAACGCAGACACATTCATTGAGAACGGCGCAACCGTTGACCAGGTAAGAGCCGCAATCCTTGAAAACCTTGAACGCCAGCAGACCCCTGTTGCAACAGGAGGCGGTGTTGAGGTAACAGCTGACGAAAATGCAAAGTTCAGAAGCGCAGCAGCTGATGCCCTTATTCTCAGAAGCGGTATGGACCTTTCCACACCTTCTGAGGGTGCAAGAGAGTTTGTTGGTGCAAGCATTAAAGACATGGCAGTTGAATGTCTTAAAAGAGATGGCGACACCACAGCAAACTTGCATCTTAAATCAGCGGCAGAAATTTTCGGACTTGTAAAGGAAAGAGGGTTTTTCAACCCGACAGCCGCATTTCCTGCTATGCTTGACAATGCTATTGAAAAGGCATACAAGGAAGGTCATAAGAAAGTCAGCGTAACATTTGACCGCTGGACGAAAAAAGGAACGCTCAAAGACTTCAAAACGCATGATAATAATTATCTTGCTGGACCTGTTGGCGAGTTCCTTGAAGTTCCCGAAGGCGGCGAGCTTAAGGCAACAACCTTTAAGGATGAAAAACTCCCGACAAGGAAACTTAAGACCTATGGTCGTCAGTTTGCTCTTACGAGAGAGGCATTTATCAATGATGATATTGATGCCATCACTCGCCTTCCTGCAAGATTTGCAGCAGCTGGCAGAAAGACCATCAACAAACAGTGTTATGAAATCCTTGTTAACAACCCGAAAATTTATGACGGTGTTAAGCTCTTTGACAAGGCACATAAAAACCTTATCAAAACAGGAACAGGCATTACAGCAGGCGCAATGCAGGGTATGATTATGACCCTTGCAAATCAGCTTGACCAGTTTGGAGAGGCTATTATCATCCGCCCTGCAATCATCATTGTTCCCAGCGGATATATGTTTGATATGTACACCCTGTTTTACAGCCCCACAATCAACACTTCGGGCAATACACAGGCTGTTAATCCGCTTTACAAGTACAGAGAGAGCATTGAGGTTGTTGAGGACCCGACCCTCAATGTGCTTTGCGGCGGATTCGGTAATGTTATGCCTTGGTATCTCCTCGGAAACAAGGATGATACTGACTTTATGGAGGTTGATTACCTCAACGGACAGGAGATTCCGACCATTCGCAGAATGGAAACAGCTGGACAGCTTGGCTTTGTTTATGACATTTACCATGACTGGGGCATCAGCGTGCAGGATTACAGAGGTGCTGTTAAGAATCCTGGCA